TTCACTTCAACAATCTGTTCTATGATGCTGATCGTACTTGGTCGTTTGTGGGGCGTACCAAGTTCGCTCGTGGTTGGCATCACTTGATCGAGCGGTTAAGGCGTTTTCCGCTCGGTTGGGACTTCGACGCTAGTAGTTGGGACTCTAGCGTGTTTGAACAAGCATTGTTGGACCAAATGGAGTTTCGTTGGGAGAGTCTGGAATCTCAGTATAAAACACCAGAGACTCGTACTCGTCTTGAGCGATTGTATCAGGAGATCATTCACTCCTACATCGTTCTTGAGAATGGCGAGCTGGTGCAGAAGCATACCGGAAATCCCAGCGGCTCCGCAAATACCATCGTTGATAATACGATGGTGTTGTACCGTGTGCTAGCTTACTGCTGGATAAGAGCGTGTCCAGAAGAGCTATGCAATTATCCCTCATACCATGAAAATGTTGAAGGATCGCTGAACGGAGATGATAATACTCTTACCCGTTCTGAGGATGTGGCGTCCTTTTTCAACGCAGAGAATATCATCAAGTTCTCTGCTGAGCTGGGAGTAGTAATGAGTACTCCGAATGAAAAACCTCTCCCCGCAGAGCAGCTCAGTTTTCTCTCACAAACAACCGTCAGGATGTTTGGCTTCTGGCTCCCATGCCCAGACACAGAGAAGATTCTGTGTAGTCTGTGGTGGGGTTCGGAAGTGGACGATGTCCGCTGGCATCTTCTTCGTGCAGGAGCACTGTACGTTGAAAGCTGGCCAAACCTCACATGTCGTAAAATCATACACGACTACATCAGTTATCTGATGAGACGGTTTGGCGATCGTATGTATGGAACGATCAATGGAATCCCGTGTGAACATATTCTCATGGGTATCAAAGATGACAGGTGGTGTCTTCAGTTGTACACTGGAATGGAGACAGCGTACACTGATAACTTGTTCGCACAGCGAATGAGTTTCGATGTTCAGACAAAATTCAGGTTAAGCTTCTAATCATGATGTCCTGATAAAAGTCCCTCGCATCGAATGGTGCGTAAACATCCTCGAAATCGAATTCTCACACCTATCGTCGACACCGCTGAACATGTCACTGAGGCAAAATCTTCCATCGTCGGACAGGTCATGCATGACCTTGCGTCCGGCGTTGAGGATGGGGTCTCAGACCTACTACGCGGTCGTCCCGACCGCGCAGTCGTCGACATCGCAGGTGGTGTCTATCGGGCAGGAAGAGATGCTGTGCAGGGAATCGAATCCACAGTATCTGAGCTCCTCTCTCCCTCCGCCGCTGGAGCCCATGCCCCTATACCAC